TTCAGGATCTGGTTAAATCCGTAGCGGTGAGTGTCCGAGCGCATTAACTCGTTCATGATGTTGAGGTGCTCACCAGTAAGCACCTCGACGTCGTGAGAGCCCACGGAGAAGGTGATCTTCTCGATCATCGCCAGACCCACGGATTCGACCCAACCCCAGTAGAGATCCGTAGTAGAGTCGTTCGGGACGTTGCTAGGTTCAGCAAACTCGACCATCAGGTCCACGGGGCCAAGCAAGTCCGCGGCCTTAGGAATGACGAAGTTGACCGTGCCGCCGAGACTCGCCGAGTTCTGCGGATCCACGTCGCGCAGCTCCATCTGGAAGTTGGACGTGCGCGTGTACCCCACATTCGTGAAGTAGGAGCGCGTGTTGTCGAACAGGAGCGCGTCCTGTGGGCCTTGATTGATCTGGAGTTGAGGAGCCATGGCTCGTTTGTTACCTCTGATTCAGAAATTAGGCGAAGGCCTTTCCGGCCACGAGGCGCACTCCCGGATGCGAGGCCGCCTCTGTCATGTAGGTCTGCCGAATGTACCGGTCGATACCGGTGGGGTCGTCGGCCTGCACGTCATTCCTCAACACCGTGTTCACTGGCCGGTCCACCCACATCTGGCTCGGGCCCGTCGGTCGCGTCAGGTAGTGCCCCCCCGGCGTCTGACCGCTGTGTGCGGACTTCACTGCCTTCTTCGCCGGCGATTGGCTGAGGATCATTACGAGGAGCGCGCCTGCTGCGAGCATTGGGACGTTCATCTTTTGCCTCTTTGCTAGAAATTATCGCTTCTGGTTCCCGAGCGTCAGTGTCATCTTGACGGGCACGATCCTCGGGAGGCAATACACCATGCCCGCTGTCACCGCCAGAGCTATCGACACCGTGCCCAGCACCAGAGGTAGCATCCGTGCTCGTATTATCGTCCAGAAATTCAAGGCTGTTCAGAAACTTGCGTAGTCGTTGGTTTTCCTTCCGAGTTTGTATTAAACGTTCCTCTATCTGCTTATTACGATTCTCAAGATTAATATAGTGTTGCTTCTGGGTGTTGTGATGTTGTAAGGCGCGCTCATAATCTGCTTGTGATTGCTGTGGTAAATTTACAGGTCGCCCCGCATCCCCGTATTGTTGCAGCAAACTCCTGACATAGTTGTTTTGGTTGTGATGGCCGAACAACTGTCCTGATCTGTAGCGTTCCTGTGCTTCTTGAAACATTGCTCACTTCAGTATCGGAAAATATTTATCTTTTCCGTTGCTTCCGTTGCTGATCCCTTGGAAGTCGGCGTACTACTCTGAGCGGTTGATTGACCGGTGTGCTCTCCGGTTCATCGACCACGAAGTCAGGTTGAAGGACCTGAAAGTCACTAGAACTCGATGGATCATTGACGCCAATCCCCGCATCGTATGGATTGACTCTGTCAGCCCAAAATACCGCCTCCGCCTCCGCTGCCTCTCGATTTTGTGCCTCAACCCTTTCTCTTGCTGCTCGAAGTCTCGCGTGGATGTGAGATATTTTCTGCCAAGTTACGCCCAAGTAGCCTCCTGGCACAAGCCTCCTAAAACCACGGACTGCTGCGTCCGTGGTTCTGTTCACAGCTGAATTCATATCTTCCGTGGGTGGCACGACTGAATTCATGTCTGCTTCGACTTCCGCGATGCGACGCTTTATATGTTCATATTGTGGCCCATACACAGGACGCCTCAATTCCTCCACATCAGCATCAGTCGGCGAGTCGGGTCGGGAAGGTGGCAAAGCGGTGCTGGCTGCCTCCTCTATTTCACCCAAGATTTCCTCGGTCCTGTGTTCAAGGTCCTCTATAGCCTTGATCTGTATTCCCATCGGTACATCCCCATAAAACTCGACTGCCTCCCCCATCGGTATCACATCTCCAAGTGTGGGCGGAGGTACACGTACCGGGGCTCTTTGCCATGGTAATCGCGCAGGAGCAGACACCGCAGACCGCGCAGGAGCAGACACCGCAGACTCTGCTACTGTTGTTGGAGCTGATTCAGCTACTGTTGTTGGAGCTGATTCAGCTACTGTTGTTGGAGCTGGAGGGGGTGGTGCTGGAGGGGGTGGTGCTGGGGTTGACTTTGGAAGTTGTTTATAAAATGAATCTGAAGGGAGTGGACCGATCCTGCCGGGGTCTTCACCTCCGTCTTCAATTGTTGGATTCAAACACGTCGCCTCAGAGATGGGGCGGCCCTTCACCCAGTGCTTAAAGTAGGCCCATGCCTGGTCAATGTTCTGTGGACCGAACTCCGCAAGGATATTGAGCTCCAAGTCAGCGTCGTTACTCTTGATGGCCATTTCCCTCAGGAATGGCCTCACACCGTCCAAGTGTGTAAGACCGCCGCGGCCCCACCAAGTTGGTCGCCAGTCTTTTAGTGGTTCCCCTGGCATACCCGAGCCATACCCACCACCTTTCGCATTACGTACAGGCCCCCCCTGAAAAACAAACTTACGTTGCGGCAATCCAGGTCGGTTTTCGTAGGGAATCGCCGCATCGTTCAGGTTGTGTTTGCCTTGAAGCCAATCAGCAAACTCCTTTTTTAGACACTCGTCCGCCTCCTCTTGATAATCCTTGGTCACTTTGTCAAAGTACACTGTCCTTTTAGCTTCATCTACTATTGAGTCAGCAGAGGCATACTTGCTACCACCCTTATCAATCGCTTGTGCGACGTCGGACGCACCTAAAGCATGGGCAAGGTAGGAGGCCTGGTAACTCGGCCACGTCTTACTTTGGAATGCCTCCGCCGCTGTACCCACGCTACCACCAATAGCAACAGACTTTCTTCCACTGCCTTCCCAATTCCACGGCATCACTTATACACCTACATCAGAAACATTTTCCAAGTCCATACTGACACTGAGACAGTCTCTGAAAATGGCAACAGCGGCCCTACAGCAGCGCACCGTCGCTTGGCACGCCGCGCGCAAAGGCAAGCTGACAGCATCCAATGTGGGCGCGGCTCTAGGTCTCTGTCCGTGGACGACGCGTCTCCAGGCCTACCACCGCGCGATGGGCCTCGACCGTTTTATCGGTGCGGTTTTTAACGAGGCCCTGGGCCGCCAGTCACTATCAGCTAACACGCTCCTCCGTGCGCTTTGTGGAGCAGGCAACGACGCAACCCGCTGGGGCACAACGAATGAGTCGAACGGCATACTAGCTTACTCGGCACACACGGGCAACCTGGTCAAGAACACAGGCCTGCACGTGCACCCACACACCCCCTGGCTCGCCGGCTCACCGGACGGTTTAATTGGAACGGAGGGGCTTCTGGAGGTCAAGTGCCCCTACTGGCGCAAGAAGGACGGCACTCGAGTGCATAAGGAGGTGCCGACGCACTACTATCTCCAAGTGAATCTCTGCCTCGAGTGCTCCGGTCGCGAGTGGTGCGACTTCATCTCGTGGTCGCCTGAGGGCTACAAGATCTACCGCATCACGCGCGACCAGGAGCTGCATGAGCTACTGATGCCGCACTACCTAAGCTTCTTCTCCGCGATGCAACGCGCGGCCACAGCACCACCTGCTGTTTGCGCTCAAGAGAAGGCAGAGATCGAGCGCGCCGTGAAGGAATCCATGCAGACGCACATCAATTACATCTTCTGGGATAGAGTCGACCTTGAGGCCCTACCACCGTCACCTGAAGCGGAAGACGACGACTCCCCTGCGATGAAGCGCAGTAAGACGGAAGAGTCTAAGGTAAACGCATAAGAGCAGCATTTGCACGCAAATCCCGCTCCACAAACTTGAGTACTTCGTCTGCAAGTTGATCAGCCATCACTCCTATACGAGCTGGAATTCTCTGCGCATTGCGCCAAGCTTCAAGCACAAATGTAACTACGTCATTCATTACATCAGTGGGCATGGTTGGTCCAGTACGACGCCTTACCGCAGCACCTGATGCACGTCGCCTTGCAGATGCCTTCACAATTGGTGATCGGCCTAAAGTCCGTCCTGTCATCTGTATCTGACACAAGCTTAGAAAGACTATTTCTAGGCTTTGTCTAAAGCAACATGCCCGGACGTGCGAGTACACAGATCAAATTGAGCGATGGGATGGACTGGTGGTGTGGTATGCCACAGCCCCGGGACGACCTCTCCACAATCCCGTTCGTCGGTGAGGTTAGCGGGGAGACACCTGCACTGTGTAAAGGAGCACCCGAAAAGAGGCGCCGTGACATCGGCCTGCAGAGTTATGCGTCTGGGACCCCGACCTTTAATAGCACACTGGTCGAGCGTTCTGGTGTCCTGTCTAAAAAGCAAACCAATTACACAGGGGTCCCGACCTCACATGGAAACGTCAAATTGAGCTCAAATCAGCGGGATTACGGATTCATGCCTACTGCGGACGCTGTTCTTTTTCTAAGGCACGAGTATGTGGGCAGCCGCGCTCCACCGACCCCTCAGCGCTTCTATCCAGTGTCATGAAGAAGTTTGTGAATTACAACGAGCTCGAGTCAACGGAGATTAACTTTGCGCTTGGCACCGACCGCCATGGAAAGCCGACCATCCAGATGTATGTCGGGCCCGAGGCAGCCGAGCTTGCGCTCATCAGCCCCGCGTGTGTGACGAATTGGCCGCGTGTGACTGGGGATGGCAACTTTGGCACGATGTGGGGGCCGGCGGAGGTTGGAAAGGCCAAGTTCACGCTCGATCTGACCGACGGGCCTATTAACGGCGAGGTCAACACCAGCTATGAGAAATTCAACACCTTGATGTCAGCTGTCGACGACCGCTTGCTCGACTTCGTGCAAGCCAACCAGATGAAGATTCTGGGCCGAAAGAATCTGTCGCGCGAGGAGTGCAAGATGCTACAGATCCGTACGATCCGCCCAAAGTATGATAAGGTGACAAGCGCCCTCGCAGGTCACAGCGTGCAGCTATCGACGCCCAAGTTCGCATGGGACGGGTGTGGCGGCCGCTACCCACGCACGATCAATGTGTGCGACCACCAAGGCGCTGTCGTCCCTAACGGCACGGTCCAACCAGGTGACGTGGTCGCTGTGACCATGTATGCGAATCAAGTGTACACTGGTGTCGGGGGCGACAAGTTCGGCATCCACTGGTCATTTGAGGACGTGCAGGTCGTCTGCCAGCGATCTCGACTTGCACAGAAGACCTCAGTCCCGTGCTTCCAGGCGAACAGCTACAACTTTGCCATGCCCTACACCGAGCCGACTACGGCCCAGTGTGGCGTCCCTGACATAGAGGCTCAGTTTTCTGAGCCTATGACAGTAGCCTAATGCCAGACGCTAAGAAGGGGGGTGATGATAAAGAGAACCAAGGGGCTAGTAACCCACGCGTCCAGTCGCTCACTGATCATGGCGAGGGTGTGACCCCGCGGGACACTAGTTATGGTAAGGATGTGGGTGGAAAGGCGTTCGGGAAGCATGCCGTCATGCCGGTATTAGTTAGTGATCTGTACGCGGAAGTGCAACTACCAGACTTGCAAGAATTCGACCCCAGTGAAATGAAAATTGACGCAACCATAGTCGCAGTGGGTAAGCGCCGAACTGGGAAGACGTGGGTCTTCCGCAACATCATGTATCTCTTCAAGGATAAGTTCCAGGCGGGTCTTATCATCAGCCAGACCGACGAACTCAACAAGTTTTGGCGCGACTACGTACCCAAGAAGTTCATCTTCAACAGGTACGACCCTGAGATTCTACAGGCGGTGTTTCGCCGACAGAAGAAGATACTGAACGATGTGAATAAGACGGAGGCGGAGAAAGACAAGGAGGCGCCGTTCTTCATCCTCCTGGACGACGTGATTAGTGACAACAGGCTGAAGTATGACGAGGCGTTGATGGAGCTCTTCGTCGCGGGCCGCCACTACCGGCTCTTCGTTCTCATTACTACCCAGTATGCAAAGGCAATCACCCCAACGCTGCGTGGTAACACGGACTACTGTTTCATGATGAAGTGTCTACAGCAGCGGCAGTTGGAGGCGTTGTGGGAGGATTTCGGCAGTTTCCTTACGAAGGACGCCTTTGCACAAATTATTAACGCCTACACGGAGGACAATGAAGTGCTCGTGGTCAACACCTGCCCCGAACAGGAGGTCGACCCCCTATCGATGCTCGGTTGGTGGAAGGCCGAAGACCCTGGACCCTTCCACATGGGTGGGCCCGAGTTTTGGCGTGCGGCGATCCTAGGAAACGACACAATACCACCTAAGAAGGGACCCGACTCGGCAACGGAGCTTTTAAATGTTAAGGACATAATGCCGAAACCATGGCGCGACTGGGCGACCGAGCGCGGATCGACCACTATCGGACGACGCGGCTAGTTATTCTAAGCCTCTCTCAGTAAAGGACAAATGGCCACCGCACGTGCAATCCAAGTATCCGTTTCACACCTCTCCGTGGGGATTGTATCTGGCTCGGTGATCGAAGCGGTCATGCCAGCCTACTCCGCCGCTTCTTCAACTGGAGTGATAACGTTTGAGGCTTTGGTTCAGATCGCCTTGAACGGAGTCCTGTTGTCTGTGCTGGGCGCGCAGCTGACTTCCGACGATCCCACGTTTGGATTGCCGTTTTCATTGGGGCTGTTCGAGGCACAACCGGGGCTAAGGCAGCGCACTGAGCTTTTAGCTGCTGTAGCAAGACAGACGGTTGGTCAATACGGACTGAAAATGGCGTCACGTATTCCAGAGGAGGTGTCTCCCAGCCAACACTCTTGACCATCGCGCACCACATCTCGTCCAGAGCCCTCAGCTTGACTTTGGAGCGAATGAGCGGGAAGAACATACAGAACTTTGTGCAGCCCATGCGCTGGAAGAGGCGACAGAAGACGTAATTGTAGTTGAGGAAGTTGCGCCGTCCATCTAATTTGTGAGCCGTGAAAGGTCGCTGGAGCTCAATGAAAAGCTCATCCAGTCTGTTGAGCACCGTCGGCCCGGGACATGGCGGTAGCACACCCGTGCAGCGCGCTATGATCTGGAGCCATTTCTCGATGTAGACCTGTAAGCCTAGAGATCGGAGAACCGCGCGGATAGTGTCCTTTGAGATAACGGTTGTTGTGCCGTCGAGTAGCTTCTCGCCAATAGCCACCATATGCTCCTTAGGTATCTGAGACTCCATAACCATGAACTGGCTAATGCGCTCGTGCCAGTGGTGAATGCGCTTGTAGTTACTCGTGCGAATCGGCAAGCTGCGACCAAACATCTGTTCAAAGATGATAGACCCAAACTGCACAGTGCCACAGTTGTCGCAAACACATGCGCCGGGCTCACTGGATCCGGTGTTGTTGTATGTATGACGATCACTACCGCAGCAGACACATAGAAGAACGCCGCGAGGATCATGTACCGGGCGAGGGTTGAGAGTAAGCATGCATCGATCATAATCAGCGAAAGCACGGTCCACGTCCTCTTGCTCAGTGTACGATGTAGCCATGTCATGTAGCAGTATCATTCCGTAGCTCGGAAAAAGACACTGAAAGCGCTTGCTTTCTGACCCACTAATTATTTAGCAATCATCCGTCCAGACCGACAAGAGTGCATTGAAGTACGATACCTGTTCGATGTTCCCAAATTCAGTGCTCACTGAGAGGGTCAATTGGGGTAGATTGACTGGAGTGAAAGAGAAGGGCTCGTCAGCATACAACCCATCGTGCATACTCCAATAGCCACCACCGTATGGGTGTGACCCGTCAGCGTTTTCCGACCACGGTCCAACAATTAGTGCGCCGTTACAGTGTGGCACGTCACTGTGGACCTGTGATGGTAGTTCTTTGATATGTAGCGCAAAGCTACGCGGACCCCCAGTCTGTGCAGATCCAACATCAACCGACTTTACTGGTTGAAAATAAATACCATGCACCTTCACTTTCGATACCTTTCCAAGACGAGGTGTGTCAAACACCACTGGCATTGCTACGTCAGCGAGCCATGAATTGGTATCATTACCATTGGTATCATTATCCATGCTTCCATGACGCTCGACGAATAGTTTGTGCCACGGCATCGAGCTCTCTCACATACACCTTTGGAAAATACCCATCTGATGGTAGAATGTGACTGAATTTCTGAGACCCTATTACAAAGACACCAATGTCGGGTCCAGTGGCAGCTCACGGGGGTAATGGCCCTAGTAATGGAGCTGCGATGGGTATGAGTAGCAAGAACGCGCGTTCGGGTCAGCCGGACTATGGGCGCAAGTTCGGAACGGATCTCTCCGCACTTGAGCTGAACGCGCGCCAACACTTCGTCACTCCGGCCAACGATGGTATCAATACCGGGGAAAGAGCTGACCGTTTCGCCGACATGCGAGCAGCAGGAGTGCCTGCGCCTGGTCAACCAGGTGGCGTGCCGTATTACTACAACCAGTACTACAGCGGCATGCCTGTCCCCTACGATGGGCCATCGGAGCAGAAGGAGAACTTGCTGAATCGCGCGGCGGTCCGAGAGGCGGCGAGTCAGCAAATTAAGGAGTATGGTGAGACACCAGGCGTTATGCGCACGGACCCAATCACCGACGAGGAGGTCGCCTACTTGAAGTCGATGAAGGACCAGACGGAGTTGGCCAAGTTCGACGACTACGTGGAGTCGTTCATCGATCCGCGCCAGCCGGGCAACATGGAGTTCCTGATGAAGGTCTACCCGGACTACGTCTCGCGCCGTCTGCAACAGGCACACACGGATTACGAGTACGCGCTGCGCAACCAGATGATCGACTCGTGGGGCATCAACACGTTTGAAGACCTGCACTTTAAGTACCTCGTGGACCAGGGTAAGATTGCGGGCCCGAAACTCGTGAACCAGCGGCCACCAATGGACGACAGCTGGTCCCCGGGAGTGCTTTCAATCTTCAACTTCCAGTCGCCGGGTATGGGTGATACTGATCTACGCCTGCCATTCGCATCAGCACAGACCGGCCACAAACCGACCGACCCCGAGAATTGGACGATTAATCGCGAGAACCGTCCTCTTGGCAAGGGCAACACTCCGCAAGAGCTCGCACGCGGGATGTACGGTACCAGGACGGCGCTCGATGCAGTTGGTAGAGGGGGCCGTATGCCGATTGGATCAACGCGACGAGATCGTGGCGATGGTTTCCTTCAAGGCGGTGGCTTCCTTAACCGCGCCATGCGCTAAAATTCTGAACTGTAGAGTGACACCACACAATGGCCTCATTCGAAGAACCACGAATCGAAGGTCTGCGTGGCATCATGGTCTACACGGGGCTAGGAACCCCGCTCTCACGCGCGTTCGTCGCCGGAACAGCGGTGGGCATCGCCGCGTACGCACTCAAGTGGCCGCAAAACTCGTTCGACGAAAAGGGCGAGATGCGCCCGCTGTCGTTGGTGTCTAAGGACCCGACGGCGACGAACGCTCATTTTCTAGCAGTACCACTAGGAGCTGCACTCGCCACCTACCTCTTTATTTAAAATGCAAACTAAGGGAGACTTCCTCAAGGAGAAGATGCTTAATATGGCCAAATGGGTTACCGAGGAGGTCGGGAAGGAGAACTTACCCGTTGACATCATCGCGGGTATTGACGGACGGAGTGTGGTCGAGGTAACTGCGCTCTCAGGCGCCCTCGACGCAAACTGCGACCAAGTCACGACTCGTAACTGGAGTGGCTTGGTGCGGCTCATGACCGACCACGGCGTCGGTGATGAGGTGCAACAGGTGGTTGTCGCGGTCCAGCATCGACCGGCGATGCATGATAAGTTTTGGAGGTACATGGACCTGTTTGTCGAAGTAGCTAGGCAGTAGTTATTCTGAACGGGTGTTGTGGAAAGAGGTCTCCAATGGCGTCGTCTAAGGATCCACTAAGTCTGGGAGAACTGGACCCTGAGTTGATTCAGGGGCGTATTGACGCACGTGACAAGAAAACTGGTAAAGTACCATCTGAGTTGGAGCTGCAAAAAGAGGCCCGTTTGGCCGAGAAGGAGAAGCGCCTAACCTCCGGCGGCCCTGCTTCTCAAGCGCGCAAAGCCGCTGCGCCCTCTGAGGCTCCCCCCTCCGCTCCCCCACCCCCGAAAGACCGCTCTGTGCTGCTTGACAAGATCACAGCATACCGCGAACGATTCCCCCACCTGAAGAAGCGCAACACCCTGTCCGGCAAGAGCAGCATCGAGGAGATCGAGGACGAGCTACACTATTGTGAGCTGCAGCTCGGCAGTCAGGGGGGTGCGCAAAATCTCGGGGCCACGGTCTTGTATGGAACGATGCTGGGCCTCGAGAAGGTGACGAATGAGTATTGGAACCCACTGGGACTTAATTTGAACGGTCTTGGCACCGTCTGTCAACAAAACATGGACCAATTCCAGCCCATACTGGATGAGCTCATGATCAAGCACAATGCCGGGGTCTACACCTCACCGGAATGGCGCCTGGCGTTAGCGATCGGTGCGACGGTCATGACGGTCAATGCGGCGAACCAGAACCCGGAGATGGCACGTGCGGTCAAGAGTATGAACCAAGCTGTGAATCCACCGACGAGTGCAAAGGATCTGTGATTTTCCGAGTAGTATCATGAGATGGGATCCTTTCTCTCACAGTGTCGCAAGGCTACGTGTGACGCTATCCCGGATAAGGCGGTCATGCTGGACATCGTGGATCGGATCGCTCTGTTTGAAGAGATGCTTAAGTGCGGACAGACACTGTCGCCCGAATTGGAGAAGGAGCGAAAGAAACTGGAACCAGTGGCCCGGGAGATTAGGAAGGCGAAAGAGAAGATAAACCCCCTAACTCCGATGCTGTAATTAAAATCTAAGTATGTAATTAAAGAAGCGATGTGGACCGTTCCACGAGTTTTTGGCGCGATTCTCTCCGTGGCGCTTCTGTGCCAAATGAAGCCCCCCCCTGAGGACACTACTATTAGTGACCAGCTAGTCACAGACCTCCAATTCATGCGCACTTTAATCTAATAGCCATGTGAAATGACCAAAAGGTGGCAATACATCAACACTGGTGACGTTCCATGGCGACCCACGCGCCCAGGTGATCCAATGTACGTTGACCTTAATCCAGAAACGGCGCAAAAATTTGACTTAAATATGGCTGGATTTGTTACACCTGCTTATTATGGGAATGAATTGATCAGAGCACCAAACAGTCTTTACACTGGTAAGGGGTCAATTCAGTACCTTGAAAAGGGTACATATCGCCCGTTCGATACTCCGAATCAATACTATGGCACGGAAGACACGGTGTATGGCAAGGGTGAGAAGGTAGATGACCCAAGTGTGTACGATGACGTACGCAATTATGATATCTCCGCTATCGACGTAGCAACGTGGAACGAGCTTCAAATTAACCACACTGATTATTATACAAGGCTGTGTGCACACCGGTGGATCACGAAGGAAGACACCGAGAAAATCGAGTCGTGTGACGAGGCGCAACGACGCGCATTTGCTTACGAAACGGCACAGAGTGGTATTTGTGAAGGCGCCGACCTGTTGCCTATAGTTGGTGAGACGTGCCGCGGTGTAGAAGTTTTAATCGACGAAGCTAAGGGCACTGAACAGGGCAGGTATGAGGCTCAGTATGCAGGCACGAATGCAGGAATTGATGCGGCAGTGGATGTTACGACGTATGGTTTAGCTAAAGGTGCGGCTACACTTGGCAAATTTGGCGCAAGGGTGCTCGGAACTGGGGCAAAGGTGCTTGGAGATGGTGCTGAGGTCGCAAGGGAAGCTGGACCGGAAGTCACCCATACCGTGGGAAAGGGTGTGGGTCTTGCAGATAGCGTAAAATCCTTCTTGGGAGTGGCAAGGGCTTCGGAGGCCGCGGAGAGGGTGGCTAAAGAGGCAGCAGCGGCTACCGAGCAGGCAGCGAAGGATGCAGCTGAGCAGGCGGCGAAGGATGCAGCTGATCAGGCAGCAAAGAGGGCGCAGGCTGCTAGAGACACACCATTGACCCCTGCGGAGCAAGAGCAAGTAGATAAAGTTACGCGTCAGGAGCAAGCTTACAAATTGAAGCAAGAAAAGGCAATACGTTTGATTAAGTTACAAACTGGGCAGATGGAGGACGCAAAATTAGTTGCTGAATATGAAAATGCCGACAAGCTTCTCAGTGACACCACTCTAGAGCGTGACCGTGATCTTGCGACTGCTTACAAAACACACCCAGAGGACTGGGATGATCTTTATGACACAATGAAACAGCGCGATGAGTTGGAGATTCATAAAGCAAGAAGGGCGGCAAGAAAGGCGGCCAGAATGGCGGCACGAGAGGCTGACCGAGAGGCTGACGAGGAAGCGGCGAAGTTAGCAGCAAAAGAGCGTCAACTTGCATTACAAGCAGCTGCCAACGCGGCCGTGGGAGTAACCGGTATCTTGGGGACACCAGGTTCAGGTCCGGACTGGCGTGACGTGCCCACCGATGACACGCCTACTCTTCCGTCAAAACCAACAGCAGACTTCACACCCGATTGGGTCGACGCACACACTCCCACACCTATTGCGACCACAGAGTCAACCACTGACGGGTCGGGTCTCATGGGTAGTTTGCTTCTTTTAGTTATCGTAATCGGAGGTGTGTATATTTCTTACCGTTTCGTAAGACGAGAATTCAGATGATCGGTCATGCTTTTGAGGACCTCGCCGAACACACAGGTGTGGGTATACTAGAACATGAGGGCGGGAGAATGGGTCCTGGCTCCTTGGCGCTACCAGAGACAGTCAATCCCCGGATTTTGGGAGAGGGCAGGTCCGAAGCAGAAACCCTTGGTAAGTCTGTCACACGGGTGCCTGACATCAATGTGAGTAAGGACGCAGGTGGGACCGGACGCGGCAATCTCGCCAAGTATGGTAGCAGGGCGGCGGGGACTGTAGCTGTCGCGGGTATAGGGGCAGGGACTGCAATTTACACCTCCCAGAGCCTCATGTCTCGTGTGGATGCCGACCTGGCCTCAGCGGGTCACAAGGTGATGCAGATACCATCTGAATTACTTGAGGCAGCAGAGGCATTGATGCATGGTGTCCCGCACCCGACACTACCTACAGGACTTCCGAGTTTCGGAGGTGCGTGGACAGGTTCGCTGACCACAGTTATACTGGTTGGAGTAGGGGCATTTGTGTTGTATGAAGGTGTGCGTCTATTTTCTTAATTAAGCATAAGACAAGTGATGAGTTGGATCAGCCCCAGCGACGAGGCCGCGGCTTATCACATCCCGGGGCGAAGCTATGACGTTCCCGTCAAATATCTGGGCGACATGACCACTTCTACGGACAACGGCATCACGGTCCCAACCAATTTGGTAGTCGACCCAATTGGCAACTCGGCGTGGATCCACGAGGGCAACACTTGGAAGCACCGAGAAACGAAAGACCGCGGACGTGCACTCGACCACCGCGAGGTCAACGCGTTGCTGTCGAGTGTGCAATCGACCGCACCGCATGCACCGAAGTTTACTCTGCCATCAGCCTCAGAGCTCCTGAACTCGAACCAGCGCTTCTTGTCGCGCGCATCAGCGTACTTGCCCACAGACAGACAGGAGCGCGATCCTAAGTGCATCGACAAAGAGCACGTCGACGCTGGACACCGGTCGCTCTGGAATTCTAAGAGCAAGAGTCTGCTCGCCTGGCGCGGAGTGGAGGCGTCGGGTGCGAACTACGGCAAGGAGCCATGGATGAAGCGCATGATCGACAGGAATCAGTTTCCCGATAAATCAAAGGCTCAGATAGAAGCCGAGATGATAGAAGCACAGCAACGCGTTTCACAGCGCATCAACGATCGCAGCGGACCCGTCGAATTCGGTTTGAACGTCCCCCCGGACCACCAGCGATCCCACCCAGCCGCGCGACCGGTTATCAGTATCAGTGACATCACACAGCCCACAACGAAGGCCGGTATGACAATGAGCCAGGTTATGGCGCTGAATGGTCTTCCTGGGGTAGTCGACCCCCCTGCTATCGTAGATGCGGGGGTATCGACTGACGCGATGCGCAGCAGTGACTATTTCAAGACACAAGCAGTGACAAATGAGCAGGGCGTCACTACGTACGTGGACCAGGATTCCGAACTGCAAACGCTCTTCCACGCCGCGGGTCCAGTCTCAACCCATTTGAAGCTCTAAATTTCTCATAAGTAAGTAAAGATGGACAGCATAGTCTCCGTCGGGGCGCTCGTCGGTATGGCCTATTTCCTCTCTGGGTACCACAAGGAATCCGTGATCGACCCTTATGTGTCGTTGCCGCTGCAAAGCACCCCGGACGTGCGCCGCTGGAGGCACGACGGACAACAGCCAAAGTCAGAACGTGTGGGGAACCTGCAGCCGAGTATTCATTGGCAGGAGGTCGATGTGCTACTATCGTAAGCGACGCCGCCAGACCCGTTTGTATGAATGCACAACGTTTGAAAGAATCTTAAAAACAAAACCACGAATTTTTTGTGCGAGATCAAAGACATCCTCGGCGTCGGAATCGGAGCTCTCGTAGACAAGTCTCCCCTGGTGTGCAAATGCTTCGATGCGCTTTCGCTTCATGTTACGATATCACCAGAAATAAAGTGCTCGCTTTCTGAACGCAGCTTGCTTTTGTGGCCGGGCGCACTCTGCACCACCACCTTTTTCCAACATATTGACACTGAGAAGCAGCGATGGGGAAGCGCAAGATCCACGGTACAACCTACTTTCAATGCGACTGGACTGGCCTGCCGATGCGCCAGACGAACTGCTACATGCCGGATTGGAACGAGTCGGGGAAGTTGCTGAAGCACGGCTCCTACGCATGCTGGGAAGCGGTCGTCGCACATGCAATCGCAATGGATGACATTTCCGTTGCAAAGCGCCTCCAGCACATTTACGACCTCGTCGGCTGCACTGTGCAACCGGCGCCTCACTGGTCGAAACTGTCTTGGTTTGCACGCGACGGTGCTGGGGAGATCGAATCGCCAAGTGACTTTCTCGACGCGTGCCGCAACTCCGAGGGGTCGGTCGTGGCCGTACGCATGCTAGCTGATGGCAGCACACACGAGGTGATCTGCTCGCATGCCGACACGTTGCAGAAGTTTGAAGCACACCTGACGCGGCCATTCAGCCTCCATGGCCCAGTTCACGAGCCACAGAGCTTCCAGACTGTGCGCAAGAAGAGCATGGGCAAGGATCGCGACTTGACTGTTTTCTACTGGCCCTTCAAAAATGGGCTGCCGTTCAACGCGACCGCCACACAGATTTTTAAGATGCAGATCTACGGAGACGTGCTACTTGTGCAACAGAGCAAAGAGCCGTGCTTCCTCCCCCGTGAGCGCTACATCAACTACTTCGAAAGTGACTTCCACGAACAATATGCGGCTAAGGGTAAGCGCAAGGTTGACTCCGCACACTTCTCTACCGAGGACTACTCTGTTATTAAGGCTCAGATGGCATTGGATCTGGAGCGGGTGGAGGCGGCTGCTTCCGCTTCCGCTTTGGAGCCGGGGCGGGTGGCGATGGCGGCGGTGCTACCGGCTCCATCGGGGAAGGAGATTGCAAATCTTTTGCAAGCTCGTGGGGAGTCGCCGCCGAAGAGACCGCGATTGCCTTCTGTCGCTGTGGAGGTGGGGGCGTGAGCTCATTGGAGTGATTCGGCTCTTTACCGAGTCCTTGGGGGGGGGTGGGTGTGGTATGCACATTGCGTTTTTTAATCATTGGCATTGTGACTCCTCGTGTGCTCTTATCTTAGAATTTAGTGTGGAGAGGCGGAGAATCAAAGCTCGAAGTTGCGATTTCGGTATCCCAGCCTCGACCTTCTCCTCAATCTCGCGAAAGAGCCAGTCGCGTAGAAAGTAAATGACACCATGTGAATATAGCATGTCACAATAGCAATGATATTGCGCAATATGACCGATCCCCTCCACATACAAGGCGTCGGTATCGCTCAACAGCTCAAAATTGGGTTCTAGCGGCGTCCACGTTTTTAGAGGATATTCTGAGTAGGGGGTAGTGGCGATGGAAGCTTCGTCGACTGTCACCATGACGTGCATGACCACCAAGAAGAAATTTGATGTTGTCGACCCAGAAGTGACCGTGCTGCGGAATGGTCGCTATGCGTTCAAAGCACAGTGTCCGTGGGAGGGCAAGAACGGGAAGATATTGACCGCGTTCAAATTCTGCTCGGCCGAAGCTTATAAAAAGCACCAGGATCGAAATCCTTCAGAAAGCAAGCGCTTGGAAGAATCCAAGCACTTGGAAGAATCCGAGCAGATTGAAGAACTAGAAGAACCATAATCTGATCACAGGTCAGTGTAGCCATGTCTTGGCGCCAAGAACGCAACGCACTCGCCCGCTTACTTGCACGCGTGGTCCGCCCCGAGACTGGACAGTCGCGTGCACCATTTGAAGGAGCAGAGAACGAGATGGTTCAACGTCAAAGGCGCGATCCGCCCACGGTGGTGACACAGCGCGTCTCACAGAAACCCTTCCCAGGTGGCAAGAATGTCAAGGGCAAACAGGCGTGGAAGTACGCAGGCGGTAACATCCAGCGCGCACCCACAACATCAATCAACGGGCGCTTCTACACCGACCCGAAGGAGACGCCTACGGGGGACAGTGCAAAGCAGGGCACTACAGAGCTTGGAGGTGACGGCACGCCGCGTCGCAAGCAGGAGAGCAACTTCTTCATCACTATCAACCCGAACCAGAAGTACTCGGACACTGATGAGAGCATTGCACGTAAGCGTTTCGAAGCTGCGCTCGAGCATCTCAGCCAGAACAAGACACTTGCGAGATGCCTGAAGTTTGGGCCCAAGGACGCGCACTACATGAATGACCTGGCGCATGACGTGATCCTACCCGGCATCGACTGGAAGGCGTCTGTGGAGGTCGGTGAGAAGCTCGAGCGGATGCACTGCCACATCATCTGCTACATCTCGCACTACAGCCAGATCCAGATCGACCCAAAGATGATGCAGTACGAGTTCCGCGCGGAGTTTAACCGCGGTTTGCCTGAGAACGACCGCATGCGTCTGTCGGACCCACCCTACATCCAAGTCAAGATGCTGCCGCAGTCCGACTGGACGACCATCATGCGGCAGTACATCCGCAAGGGAATGGATGCCGCATAATTTTCCTATCTATAGTTAGGATGCCACCGGAAGGCTATAAGAAACCCGGCTCTGTGAAAGAAGGACAGGAGGCCATAAAAGCACGGCTCGGTGATTCCTTAGGTATCGTAGCTCCAATCCCATATGGACAGTTCGCGCCACGTGATGTGACACCGGAAGACTTTAAAAGGGTTGAAGAATACTGGAAAGGCCTTGAAAAGGCGAATGAATGGCCAGATAAACTCATCGGTTTTGAGGCCTGGTGTAGTATGACATGTTTTGATATGGACAAAGATGACGGAGGTCCCGAATTTCAGAGGCTCATGTTGCTTCTCTTAGGTAATGGCTCAACCCGGGTGGTGACTGCGATTCCCGAGTATGGTTTCATGTGGAAGGCAAATGAACGCGAGTATGGAGCCATGTTTAAACAGCACCCGTTTGGAGGTACCGACCCTGATGATGTTTGGTTTGAGGGCAAAATGCCAGGTGGTGAGTATTTGGGTGTTGATGGCATTGTTGAGAATGGTAAAGCAGTGTACAAACCCACTGGGGCTCATCTTTCCGCTAACAGCCGCCCGTTAATTGCAAAAAATGGAAAAAGCCAAGCTATGGGACTGATTCCTGGTTTCCCCAATGGTGAAAACAGGCCAATTGGGGGTATGGCCAGGGAAAGCATGACTGGCACTCCGTATGTTACTTATACGAAACACGACTGGTTGCTAAAGGGGTTGTTCCAGACTGGTACCGAGGGGAGTGAAAGATTGAGCAATACCATCGCTCAATCTCAAATGGGCAGAGGTGTGGACATTGTCAAGGGTGATCGGGGTTATCAGGATGGTCAGTGCTGGGAGGTGACCAAACTAAAGGATTCAAAACCGTGTGTGTTGTTGCTCAACTCCATAGCCGCCATCTATGGTTTATACTACTACCCGGGCTGCAACGGAAAGCATCTAAACTGGGAGGTACAAGAGCATGTGGAAGAGTCTGGGAGAGATATCCGTATCCGGTTTCGATGCCCGAACCCCACATACGGACAATACAAATGGTTTAAACAGGACGGTGGTAAAGCTTTGGACAGCAAGAAAGACTTGCACGTCTACGAAAGGCTCAATAATTTCAACAAACGCTTCCTTAACGACTTCTTGCGTCGTCGAATTGACACCTACAATGATAATAAGAAAGATAAGTTGAAGTACCGTCCGAGTGCAGATTACGTAGGTGGCATCTGGGGCACAGGTGATGAAGGCGCAGATGAATTAAAGGAGGAGGACACCGACACAGAAGAAGTGTTAGACAAGAAACCACATCTGGTTGTACCGCGGATGAGTCGAGAAGCTCCTCCAAATCACCCGACCGTGTCTCCGTGGATGTATTTCATCAACAAAGATGATTTGATGCAACTGGCCCCATTCTGGAACAAACATAAGGATTGGCATCAGATTGACTCCACCGCAAAAGACCCTAAAACCTCCATGGGTCATATGGCATTTCGACGTGGTCGCGACTTGCGCGCAAGGGGTATCAAAGTGGCAGGTGAGGAGATAGATGGTGTGGCATTTGGCTTCGACATGCCACAAGCACTCTTGCTGTACCCACACCATGGGGACGGTTCTAATATCGAGCGCGACAAGAGCAAGTTTAACGATGTCGACCGACCTGGATATATGCCCAATCCAAAGAGGGTTGCCGACCCTAAAAATGCCCCAGTGGATAATCCACAAAAATTAAACAATGCTAAATTATTGTTGCCTTTCGCCAAATATGTGTTGAATTATGCAGAATGGTGGGAAGGTGGCAACAAGGACGAACGGGTATGGCGTGCCAAACTCCTTGCGAAGACCGCGCCGCAAGCAGACCCGGTGGTGGCGACACCGGCGCCCCTGCCACCGCAAACGGCCTTCCAGGCGGCTGCTGCTGTCGGTGGCGCAGCAGCCGGTACGTCCACGGCAGCAGCAGTCACAGTGGAAGAGGAAGACGTCCCCGTCGCTTTCAACGATGATGCGGAACCCGGTCTGCCGCCAGGGGTGTCGCAGGAGCAGACTACGTCCAACAATGATAAGGCCGACCAATCCAATGCCGCCGAGGCTGGTACAAATAAGGACGAAGTGGCTACCTCGTTTGGGATTCCTGGAATGAGCATCGCGGAGTCACTCAAAGAGTGCAACGTAGAATACGAGAAATGGGATTTCACAGACCTCGAGGTGCAGAAGTTAGCATTGAAGGACGAAAAGAAAGTTAAACTTGTCGACGCACGCGGGCCCACAAGAGAAGGTATTCTCCTCACAGCGCTAAAAGAGTGTGGTCTTTACAAGCCTGGTTTGGAGGAGGGGGCGGTGAGGCGTGAGGGCAAGGAAGAACAATGCCATTGGCGCACGACTCGACACTCACCATGGTCACATGCACAGTGTTACGAACCGGCAACTCTCGTTTACGAGTATGAAACTATGAACGAGGATAAGCGAGAGGAGTACAAGGAAAGGTATGGGCATGAGGCGAATTTGATCCAACAGGGGGGAGACAATGTGGCGCATATTACGGATGTGAAGATATCGTGGGGCTCGGTGAAAGAACACATCATGAACTCTTACATCTCTGCACGTCCCGGACCAAATTCGAACCAGGGACCTCAGCGTGGTGACGACCATTACATTAACTTCGCTCGCATCTTGGCCATCTATTTTGCAAGTGAGGGAGTAGGTCAATTTGATGGAAATCAAAAGCGACTGGGTATGCGAAATGGCCTGTGTCGTGCCATAGGGTCTGAAGCCACAGGTCCACAACCTGTCCAAGTTAAAGAAAGTGACTGGAAACGAAAGAGTGGTATGGAACACTTGTGGGGTGCAGTATTTGTCAACAATCCTGACAATTTGCACAGGGATATTAAGGAATGCTTGGAGGGCTACATGTGTGACCGCCATTTGACCGGCGATGACGAACTGAGGAAGTGTCTTGACAAGCACCCAGGGTGGAAAGCGAAACTTGACAAAATCAAATCCAATATGAAGGTCTCTGAATGGGTCACGACACCTTGGCACCTTATGCACCTGCCATATCAGCGGCAATATGCTGTTTTCCGCGACGGTGAGTGCTTTTCAGAGGGCTGCACTCGCTGCTCCAGGCGCTTCTACGAGTATGCATATCACGTGTACGCTGACCGCACTGCCAAGAAAGGTACATTCAGTTACCCACAGGACCTGTGGCGTCGAAAAGATACACAGACGGCCCCTGTGCCACTACACGATGCAGTCTTCTGGGCAGATAGTCAACTATGGAAGGACGCCGTTGAAAAACAAGCGAATGATCTTATGGAGGGGGGAGTCATACCACCACCCGGATCAAGATTACCGCGAATTACCGACGAAAGACAACTCCAATTGGCGGAGGTCGAGCGACCGAACGTTCCGCGTGAATATGACTTTTACACAGGGGGTACCATGGCGTGGCCGACGTATGAGTTAGAGCGGAAGAGATTGACATGTAAGGATAAGGAACGCAATGCCGTCAAAGGTGGTGGCATGCATTTCCGTCGCTACTACAACTTGGCCTACAGCTCAGCCTACGCAAAAGACAAGAATGGTAATAAGACGCTTGAGAGCAACGGCCCATTGAAGCAAATGTACTATACGGGCGTGCCATCGGGGTATATGCACAGTGCGAATCACAAAGTCAAGTTTGGTGTGACGGACTACAGAGTGACGAGGTCGCACAAATATGGCAACGTGTGTCGCGACTGTGCGGGGATCCTGGACACGGCCCCCGGTCTCTTCATGCGCAACTCTCGTTGGCAGTTTAGCGGTGGCTTGGTGACGGGGAACTCAGAGGCAGTCGAGGCATCACAGCATAACTATTGGCTGCTCATGTTTGGGAAGATGACCAATACTAATGACACTGATGCGGTCATGGATGATTTCCTGACAAAGGGTATAGAGCTCTACACAAATAACCGCGGGAGGCAAGCAAGGAAGGGTCTGTCGCGCTTGAATGACGCTGAGAGGAAAGAAGCAAATGACAGATTTGACGCGGCTGCTGAGGTATTGGCTGAGTCCATCAACGCGCGGCACAAGTTCCCAATTGGGTGGACGCGACTCATTGCGGAGCCAAGCATTCATATTCAGGGTGCCATACGAGCAGAGGATCGCAAACCAGAGGACATAGCAAAAGCCATCAAGACATTGGGTCTGCTTTTCAAGGGGGTGGATCCATCTACACTTGACTACACGGTCTCGGATCCAAATTCAGGTGCATACAACCCTGCACTCAAAGATATAGTCAAAGAGGCCGAGCGCAAGTACATACACAACGAAGCTTATGCCCGCGTGGACCACACTAAGCAATTTGATTCGGACGTGAGGCGAACTGAGTACCGCAATTGTACAATCCGTTGGTCAAACGAGGGATTGGTGTGGCTTAATGGTCCAGGGGGGGAAACCAAATTGCCAATGAATAACAAAACACTGGGTAAGTTTACAGAGGAGAGGTACAAAAACGGCCCAGTAACTGCGGTCGACTACCACAACTGCTTGATCACGGATCAGTTCGACCCTGACTTGATCGTTGCGAGGGATTTCAGTCAGCCGAGACAGAAGGCAGCCTACCGACAGGAGGTGTATCTGGCAAACCGCAGGGGTGCGCGCGGGGAGGCGGACCATCCGGTGAGTGTGCCGACTCAGTGGAAGGGGGATGGCTTTGTGTGTGATCATGTCCACTCGGCGCGATATTGGCAGCCACATCCAACTATGGGTGACGGTCGCGCTCTGGTGCAATACCGACCAATGCGACAAAGTAGGCTGTTCATCACATATTCGCTCCACCGTGCAATCACTGACGAGAACCAGGGGCGTGTCATTTTGGAAAGGATGGCCGAGGCGCTGTACACCCTATTTGGCACGGATCGATGGCTCTCCGAAATGATCGTGTTTGGTAAAATGCTGAAGGGCTTTGATGTCGCGGGCAAAAATGCGGATAACCTGTCGAAGTCGATGTGGTCAATAATTGACAGGACGAAGAAAAACAGCGCCATGGAGGGGTTTTACGGAAATGGGGATGCGAAGCGCCCTCGGACATCATACGTATATGATACTTACGAGACACACGTGGACAAACTTAGCGTTGATGCTGGGTGCGAGATTGGACCCAAGATGGGGCATCCTCACTTTCACCTCCTGTTGACCATCGACCACTTCAGTTATGTTCAATTTGATTACTACAAGATGAATACGTACTTAGAGATCATGTTTCGGGGGGTTGAGACCTTTCATGGCTGGGGTAAGAAGTTCATGCTACCGGGGCAGTTCTACGGCGATAATGAGAATCCCTACGTCGATATTAAGTTGTACCCACAGGACAATTGGAAGGAGATCATAGCCGCCTATGTTCGCAAGAATGCGATCCCATCCATTGTGGAGGTTGAGAACGCGAGACGCTTACCCGGGACCGCAGCTGAGCGACGAAGTGTCTCGGTCGAAAAAGACAGAGAAAGAAGACAGGGTTCCGGTTTTTGACATGGAAAATAATTCTGATACTCAAGTGAGACAAACATGGAGAACACTGTCAAGTTCAACGCACGCATCGAGCCACCCTGTGACCCTAAGTCGGTCATGGATCTGCCGGCACATACCGAAGATCCACTGTGTTGTGACCCACCCCCTTTGCAGAAGGAGATCCCGACCATCCCGTTTGTCTACCACGGGGATCCGCTAGTCGAAGCCCTGCCCACCATTTTGGTCGGAATCGGCTTTGCGTGGGTCATCGGTGTCGCTACTGGAGCGTGGATTTTCTCAAGTCCTATTGAGTAAGTATCCTATGCCAACATCGGCCTACTTTGTCACTGTGCAAACTCGCGACTCTTTCTCCTGTACAGAGTACACACGCATCTGTGGGGAGATTACGAATGCACTCCGTGATACGTTAGGCGACGCAAGCAAGCTCGCGACGGTCCTACACTCGACAGAGTTTACGAATGCCGCAGTGGAAGTGGAAATTATGCAATCCGAATGTGCACCCACGTCACCAGTAATGGCGCGCTGTGTCATCCAGGCGGATGCAGATGCCAAACTGACGTTCGACAAGACCGTCTTCACGAACATGATACGCACGGAGCTCGAAGTTCCGGTCACGATCTCGAAGCGTGTCGTCGCGAAGGACGAGCTCACGGTGGCACATGCCTTGGCGGAGGAACCGGCCTAGAACATGCCAGTCATGCGGTGGCCCTGCGTGCGGCACCAGTGGCAGATCTGCTCGGACGGGTTGCACGCGTCGCCGCAGATGTCCTCCTCACCTTCCTCGTTGTAGCCGAGCACGTTCATGCACTTGCCCGGGACGTAGAGGTCCGGCGGGTCCATGCCGATGGTATCGATGAACTCGCCAAGGCCCTCGATGTGCGCGTCACCCTGAGAGTGGTTCGCGAACGGGTCGTCGTCATTGATCATCGCCGCGTCCTCGGCCGTCTCGGCGTCTTCGCCCTCCTGTGAATTTGTGAGAAATGAGGATGAGGTTTGAGTATGGCAGCTAGGAAAGTCGATATGAGGACAGTGGTAGCTAAGTGTCAAATGTGTATATTAACGTAACTTTAACTCTGAAAGTCGCACCTTTTCCGCGTCCTCATCGTCGTCCTCGGCCTCGTCAATCACGAACTGAGAGGTAGTGCGCGGGCCTGCGCGGGCGATGGTGTGGGCGATCCACTGGTTGGCCGACTGTGTGTCGTTGACCACGTCGGGTGGTCGCGGGTAATGCGCGTGATTCGAGGGCGACGCACGGCGGCGCTTCATAGGCGCGGCGGCCCCGGGGGAGCCGTTGACGCTGCGTGGCGCGAGTGGCGACGGCACTCCGCCAGACGACGGGCCGGGGGGGCCACGGCTGTGTTGCGGCGTGCGCGACTGCGGCGGCGTCGGGGCGTCTTCGGCGACGCGCGGCTTCTTTGCGGGCGAGGCGAGAACCGAAGGTGGCTCCGTGGCCATGTCACCCATTGGCGAGCCAAGGATCTCGTCGCCGTGGTCGTTGCGGAAGTGGAACGGGTGGCGCGTGTAGCACGGCGGGTAGCGGCTCGAGACGTCGTGCGTCGGGTGCTCGTAGCCGAAGAACTCGAGGAGCATCGCGGGCTGGAAGCACTGCGCGATCGAACCGAATCCGCACATCTGCGTCTCCATCTCGACGTCCGAGACAATCTTGAGCTCACTGGTTGGCGAGCCGATCTGCACTTCGTTGGTCGCGCCGTTGAAGGCGCGGAATGTGCTCTGCCCGAGCGACCGGTAGCCCCACCACCCCTCGTTCACAAGCGCCTGATAGAAGTTGTACTTGCCCGCCTCCTTGTTGGCCGAGTCGATCACGATCGTCTTGTAATCGACATCGAGTTCGTAGGCGCGGTCGAGGGACGCACGGATCCGGTTGATCAACTCCTCCTTGATGAACACGCACTTGTGCTCCTTCAGTTGGCTGTCGAGCAGGTCGTCCTCGGCCATTGGCGCCTCACCCTGACCGTCGCCGATGTCCGCAAAGAGCGACTTCTTGATTGGCCAACCGCAGTGCTCGACGTCATAGAACTTGCACCGCGAGTCACCGAAGGCGTAATCCGAGTCCTTAATCGCCTGGTACACGTCGGCCTCCTTGAACGTCTTGCCAGTCCATATCTTGAGCACGTGGCAGACCTTGGCCACGCGCAGTGCCCAGAAGCGCGTCGAGCCGCCACAGAGGGGCGGGATCTGCTTCGTGCGAATGTTGTGCCAGTGCAGCAACTTGTCGGGGTTCGTGCCGATCGGGTTCGGACCGATGGTCTCGAAGACGTGCAGGATGTTCACAATAAACTGGTCGAGCACCCCTGCGTGATTCGTGAGCACGTGTGTTTGGCGCGTGACCGTGACGAGCAGCCAATCGAACACGGCGTCCATTTCGTCCTTGCCCCCCTGAAAGAGCAGGTTGAGCAGAGCGAAGATGTAGAAGACCTTTGCCCACTCGTTGAGGTTGCGATCGCGCTTCTTACCGATCGCCTTGCCGAGGAAGGCCGCACAATCCTGGATCGCGTGGCGGTCGAGCTTGCCGTTGTACAGACCGACGAGCTGAAGGTCCGGTAGCAGCGCAGACATGAGCTCCTGAGAGATCTTGAACTTGCTGTACGCGTCCGGATCTTCAATCTCACACATCTGCGTCTCATAGTGGCCGCCGCTCTTAGGCGTAACGTCGCCGAGCGTCTCACGCGGACCCGAGGCAGTGGCACGGCGGTGGTGCGGTCCCGCCTGCTTATCGTCGACCCAAACACGGCGCATCTCGTACTGCGACTCGAACTTGAGCTCCTTGAAAGGAATCGTGATCAGGCGCGACTGAAAGGCCTTGTCGTCATCATTGATCGTGCAGTTGGCCGTGTAGCAGACACCCGAATAGGGGCGCCGGATCTTGCCGGTCACGGCGCGCGAGGTGCGGTCGTAGAAGGCGCGGACTTGCTGTGCGAGCGCGCGCGAGCTGTACTCGCCGTTCCCGCTCTTATCCGAGGGTACGACGTCGTCGATGAACTTGGTCAGGTTGGCCTCGAGGCTCACAGACTCGAAGGTGACTGGCTTGCTCGCGTCACCCGCCCAAATCGCGCGAGAAAAGAAGCCGACCGTCGAGTGCGCGAGCATGCACGCCTCGGTCTTGCCGGAACCGTGCTCAGCCGAGTAGACCCAGCCGACGGGCAGCCCGTGCCCGAGACCCGTCTGCCCTCCCCAGCACTTGTCTGCGTGCAGCCCGAGCACTGCGAGCGCAAACACGCACTGCACACCGCGGGGGGGTCCCGGGGTGTGAGGTGCGATGAATCCCCCCCTCGCCGCCCATCCCGAGGAGCCGCTGCCCCCTCGATCATCCCCGGGCGTGGGTTGGGACACTCATTGGGGGGGCGCACCTTAGCAGGCATCACATTGTTCTGGAAGAACGCGGGCATCTGGTAGTTCCACACATCGATGCCGATCGCATAGCGCACGTGAGTAAACGGGATGATGATCATGCGCGGAAAATCGGGCGTCTGAATCGGGCAGTTCGGGTTCTTGTTGAAAAATGCCGGTGCGATCGCATGACCCGACTGCTCGACGGTCTCGACCACGCCATTCTTGAACGCGGCGTTGTGCATCACGAAATAGCCCGACGTCTGCATGCCCCAGCGCACGATCACGGTCTGGGGCAGAGGGATGGGCATCGACATAATGAAGCCGCAGAGCATCGACGGTAGCAAGTTCTCGATTATCAGGAGCGAGTGCGCGTTGCCGAACACCTCGCAAACTTCCTGCATTGCCTTGTACAGCGTGTGATGCACGATCACCTCAACCTCGAGTACCGTGTAGCCGTCCAGCGAAGGCTGGCGCTCTGCGTCCTCAGCGCGCACATAGCAGACGATGTCGTCTTGCGGGTCGCAGGGGCGCAGACGGTGGCGCGCGAGCAGCTTCACCATGGGCGCATTATCGCCCTCGGCGTACCCGTACAGGGCCAGGATCTCCGGGATGCAGAAATTCGCGATCTTGATCGGTTCGTTCGTCTTAGTGTGAGGGTTGTACTTCTCGATGCACATGCAATCGTCAACCGTGACGTATGTGTACTGCCCACGCATGATCCCCATGTCGATGGGGTCGCTGCCCCCAAAACCCCCACCGACGTCGTGGTCCTCGTACTGGACCGTCAACCACTGGTTCTGGTCAAAGAGCAGGCCGATCAACTCCGGGTGATTTAGGCACGTTTCCTTGGACGGATTGGTCTGCCCAGCCGCCGTGAAGCCGTTCTTCCAGGGGACGAAGCGCCCGGTCGTGGGGTGAAAAATGCCGAGCGAGAGCTTCATACACGGCTCTTGAGACGACTGCCCCGCCTGGTACACGTTCGGCTTCGTGCGATTTCCGAACTCGAAGCGCGCGCCGTAGACAAGAGGTGGTTCTGCGCACGGGGCAAAAAAATGAGGCAGAGCACAGGCGCCGAGTTCGGTGTGTGCTGCGGACCGTAAGGACCGTCGCCATCCTCATCCTCGTTCATGTCGATCTTGACCGAAAAGTCGAGCGCGACCTTGTATTTGAGGCCGCGGTCGCCCGTGAGCTCCGCATACCACCCGCCCTCGCTACGCGGCGCCTGCACGTAGCGCTTCGTGGTGCTCTTCGTGCCCGACGCCTCGGTGGAAATATTGAAGGACTCAAAGAGCTCCTCAGGCACGTACGCAGGGTCGTTGGCAGGTGCGGGGCGCGACGTCAAGATCTGCTTGTCGCTCAGGGTTTTCTTGGTCAGCTGGCCGTACTGGATGCTCAGGAGTTTCATGACGTCTTCCAACTCGTCGTCCTGGTCCAGGAGCGGCTCCACGGCTTTGGCGAACTCTTCCAGCAATATCGACTTGGGCGTGATGGCGTCGGTGTTGATGACGATGATCGCGCGGGCGGCCTGCTTGGTGAAGTACTGGCGCTCGTTCGAAATCTCTGGGATCGAGTACTGCACGCCGGCCACGCATTGGAAGGCCCGCACGCGCTCAAAACTGAAGGCGTCACTGGTGACCGGCTCTGGCGTCACGACATTATCGCTGTGACGCTGGCCATAATCGCCGCGGGCAACTCCCTGGCGCGAGGGTCTTGGATTCTGAGCGCGGCGCGACTGGGCGAGCGACGAGCGGTTGCCGGGGCGGAAGGCCATGACAGAGAGCGAGTGCGAGGGGGGAAAGTGCCTGACAGAAAAGTGAGCACGAGGGCGGGAGCAGGCGACGGGGCCCAATATCTCTTCGACAATCAACGAGATTGAATCTCGGCGCGGTTTGTCAAAATCCCATTTTTTTCATAGATGGGATAAATACCTCTTATCTCTTATCTCTTTTATTATTTATTTAAATAATTAAATTAAATTAAATTAAATTAAATTAAATCGAGATTAAATCTCGGCGCGGTTTGTCAAAATCCCATTTTTTTCATAGATGGGATAAATATCTCTTATCTCTTATCTCTTTTATTTATTTTATTTATTTATTTTAAAAAAGAATTAAATAAAATAAATAAAAGAGATAAGAGATAAGAGATATTTATCCCATCTATGAAAAAAATGGGATTTTGACAAACCGCGCCGAGATTTAATCTCCCCCTTTAATATTCATTTAATTCTTTTTAAAATAAATAAATAAATAAATAAAAGAGATAAGAGATAAGAGATATTTATCCCATCTATGAAAAAAATGGGATTTTGACAAACCGCGCCGAGATTCAATCTCGTTGATTGGTCGGAGATATTCACAATCCAAGCAGCATGACAGTCGAGCCCCAAGTGTCGATCATGGAACCGATGCGTCGCAAGCGGACGCGCGCGATCTCCGTGCCGCGCGCGCATCGCTCGATCAGCACGGATTTCGCACCGAATCCGTGGGTCTCGCTCGAGCCACTCGGCGAGCAGGTCGCGCGAACAACATCCGCGCTTGCCGAGCTAGCGGTTTTGACGCACAACAACCCCGAGACGTGGTATGCGCAAGGCGTGATCACGGAATCGATCACACACGACTTCCTGACCGCGACGAACAAATCCTGGAACGACGGCATCGAGCACGGCAAGTGGCTCTGCGCGGAGGAGTTGATAAACGCCTATGCCGAGATTGAGATGCTGCGCCGCAACATTGGCGAGGTCGACAGGCTACGCGGCGAGCTCCATCGTATTTCCAACTGTGGGTAAAATGCGGAAGGAGGCACGCGCCCTGCTCTTCTGGGGCGTCTGCATCCCAACGCGCATCTACCTTGCCTCGCGCGGGAACGATCCGCTCCTGCGTGCTGCTGCGGTGCTCGTCAGCTATCGGTGGCTGAGCGGGCTTGAGGGTGGTCACGAGGGGGCGTTTGGGGGTCCCGCGTTTTGGGCAGACGAGCGCCCGATCCATGGCGCTCTGTGGGGAGCGTATGCACTCAGCGGTGCGTCTGGGTTCCTATGGGCGGATACTGTGTTCGGCGGTGTCAATTGGGTGTCTCATATTCTGAAATGATCAATACATAGATGCTTGACGGGATCCGCACGGGTGTCAACACAGTCGTTTTCGCTACTCCGATCCTAGGGTCTGCGATCTTCTTCCTCGTCGTGGGTACTAACAGTCGTGATACGGGGTGGATCTCGCGCGGCATCGGTGGTGGAATCGCGGGTGCGACGACTGGTGCGTTGTGGGAGTATACGGTCAACAGCTCGGACCGGCCGGAGATCAAGGCTGAGGTCATTCTCGGCTGCACGGGGATCGGCGCGGGTGCGGGGATCTTGAGTGGCAGCATGGATCGGCGGTTTTAGAAGAGTGAGTGGCCTTGAAACGAATTTCTTTGAGTGCCACTCTTCTCCATAACCCGACACCCATTCGTACTTGACGTTCCTACTACATCAACATTAACATAAATGCTGACCTCGTCGTTTGCTTGGAGATCGATGATACGATGCAGTGACGTTTCCATTTCCTTAACATCTGCCAACCAATTCCCCTGGTGGAGTCTGTGCTGGAAACTTGACGATCGGATAACAACAGGAGTTGCCGATCCTCTGGTCATTAGCATTTGCACCGTATATGCACTAATCGAACATCCTGCTTGACCAGTCCAGGTCGTACCGGCTAATGGTTCTAGACACACAGATACGTCCGATTGCAGCGAGTAAATACCCGATGCTGGTGCTGTAAACTTGGCGGGGGTCTGTGCTGATCCTGCGGAAAACATATTGACATTGCTGCCCCCATTGTTTATATTTATAATGTCTGTCTGTAAGTCAGTAAGGTAAAAGCTGATCGTTCCGTCGCTTGTCCTCGATCCATAAGAATAAGTGCCAGGAGAAGCTGAATTGCCCGCAAATATCACTGTTATTGCTGCTCCACCCCCACTCCCACCCCCCCCACTAGGTGGTGGCTGCCAGCTTACTCCACCGTTCACAAACGTCAATACATCGTTCGCAGTAGCACCTGATCGGGTCGGAACTAAGTTAGACCCTATTTCAGTCACGGTACCACTTACTGATATTTTGGAGTCTCTGTTTAAAAAGACTGGCCAGTGTCCTTCACCAGTTGCTAATGTTAAACTAATTGGAACTAGGTCTTCGCTATAAAGATTACCATTTGCATCGAATGCCCCCCTTCCTAAATACCGGCTTGTCATCGGCAGACCTGCTTTTGTATCCCAAGTCGAACCGGTATGGTATAATACTTGTCTATCGTGTGCGGCCGCTAAACCCCCTGGATTAGGATTATTAATTAATGTTGGTTGTGTGATTCTATTATCGAGTTGAGTGTTAATGCTGGACGTCACTCCGTTGAGGCAATCAAATTCTGCATTAGACACATTACCGCCACCAATAAAGGATGCATTGAGACGATCAGTTGCACTATATGAACCCGGTTGCCCATCTTGACCCCTCAGATCACCTGTCGTGACACTGGTTGAATCGGTAAATGATAACGTCAATTGCCCGGTTGCAGCATCGTAGGTTGTACTACTAATCCCGTTGCCATCATCCCCATCGGTGCCTGCAGGACCTGTTGGACCCACTGGACCCGTTGCGCCTTGACCACCCCCTCCCCCGCTTTCAAGTTCTGACACTCGTCGCTCCAAATCGTCTCGCGCCGTGGATCCACCGAACGAACGGCTCATCTTATCTAGTTACCCACTAGAAATTCACAACACTTAGACCTTGTGACCCGAGAATTCGTGCAAACTTGCTCGCCATCCGTTCGACGTGTGGTAAGCTGATGTGCCATTAGGGAGTGTAGCATTGTTGCCAATTAAGTAATTCGTTTGGTAACTCGCCTGAAATTTGCACCTAATGATGTCACCCTGTGCACATTCGACCGTTGTAGTGACGTCATACGAAGCATCCCCCTTATTATCATGATTAGACATTCGAATCGATTCGGCAATATCCACGCCTTGCTTTTCGATGTAAACATTTGCATATTGCCCACCATTTTGCAAATTAAATGTACCTCGAAAGTAAAAGCGGAAAACGCCCGCAACGGGAACTACGTATGAGTACGTCGACGTATTGAATGCCGTAGATGAGTCGTGTAATACGTTATTGAATGGCACAATGGTGTCAGTGTTCGCCCCCGTAGCGAAAACGTGGGGTGTGTCTGTGTAATTTACCGCAAACGACACCGACGTGCCACCACTTGCGGCATCAGATGAATAGGTGACTTCTCCTGTCCCCGAGTCATAGTGCATGACACCCACTCCCAAAGCACGCGGCACAGGTCTGACAGGTGCAATGACGAGACTATTGGCATTGTGTGTATCCATATGAGCTCCGGTCGCGTTGATGCAAATAGAGCTGATGTGCGTTGCTTCACTATCCGTTCCCAACGCAATTGAGTTGGTGCCCATGCCAACCGATTCATAACCTATACTGATTGAATTTACACCTGCATGGTTCGTTTCCCCCGAAAACTCCGGTCCATGTCCTTTTCCTGAATGTAACCCTAACGCAACAGCGTTTTGTGCATTCGCTCTTGCATCTGCACCAACAGCAACTGCATTACTACCTGTCGCTTGCACATCACGTCCTAATGCTATGACTCCTAACCCACTCGCCCCAGCATTCGTTGATTTCAGACTGCTGCCCACTAACGTAGTACCTCCACCACCTCCTCCACCACTACCACCACTTTCAAGTTCTGACACTCGTCGCTCCAAATCGTCTCGCGCCGTGGATCCACCAAACGAACGGCTCATTCGTTATCTACAAACTCACTAGAATATCTACAAATAATCCGATACTGTTGCAAGGGGGGTATAATGGGTCGGTCTAACGGATACCGACCCAAGGCGGCCGTGCGCAAGGAGGTGCTTGCGTTGCGTGCTCAATTAGCTGAGTGTCGCGACGACCAATGGGTGAAAGCAAGTATGATCATGGAGAACATCACAACCCTCCTGGGCTACAGCGGTGGGCCAATGCATGGCAAGATCGAGCCGCGCGCGTGTCGGTACTGCAAGTACTTCGGCCACACCCGCCAATACTGCCCGAAGTTTAAGGCCGCACAGGAGAGGCAGTTGCAGCGCGAGTACGAGGCGATTCTGAAAGAGGACCAAAGGCTCTTTGATAAGCACCGCGAGCCAGTTAAGGTGGCACCGTACGACCCGACCAAAAGCGGCCAGGCGCTCACATTTGATGAACTAGGTATGCCCTACACCATCAGTACCCACTGTGGGCCCATTGTCGGCGTTCGGGGCGATCGGCACTACGGCAAGTGGACATTCGACGAGCACGGGTGCGTGGTGGAGCGGGTTACTCCGGAGCCTCTATCTGCTCCGCGACCGGATCCCCAATTGCCCTAAGGACATATTCTATACTTTCACCCGAGAAAATGCGCTGAACAAACATTATGAATCGGTCGTGCACTTGTCTCGGCGTCATGTTGGCGAAAGACTTTAACACTCCTGGGGGGGTCCTATCTCTACCCCATCGGAAGCTCACACCGGATGCCATGCTCATTGCCTGATTAGTTTGTTTAAAACCAAAACCGTAGTCGAGGGAGTTAAACAGTCCGAGATATGAATCTCGGTACTCCCAATTGGGGTCCCACATCCTCGAGTCTATCGTACCGATTCTGTCTAATGGTACTGTCGGTCGCCCAGCCCTTGCAGGGTCGTTAACAAACGATTCCAGAATGTTGGTAAAAATGGTGTTGCGCCGAGCTCGTCGGTTAGCCCTATCCATGACAATTACACGTTAGATTAATCGAAAAGTGCTTGGATTCTGACATTAATCTGACAAGTGGTAAAGGGGGAAATGAGCGTCACGGCTGATTTGTTACTCGAGGTAATGCGCGTCATTAACCAGCTAGCCCAGACTGCGGATGAAAGCTTTACCCTCGCGCTTCGAGCCACGTTAGGTAGGTTGCGTATCTCTTACCAAAACCCATTCGCTCATCTTCCGGATCCCTCCTTGAGAGAAACACTTCATGCTCGAAGCTTTATGAGGGGTAACTTTAGAGGCCCGGACTACCACCCAGAGCCTTTTCGAGATCGCTCATGGGGCTACCTACAATAGCAACTCCGCTTGGATTCTAAAATTAATCTGACAAGTGATAAAGGGCGAAATGAGCGTCACGGCTGATTTGTTACTCGAGGTAATGCGCGTCATTAACCAGCTAGCCCAAACTGCGGATGAAAGCTTTACCCTCGCGCTTCGAGCCACGTTAGGTAGGTTGCGTATCGTACCAGACTGGCGTCCGAACCTAGTACTCCAAAGAGGTGTTCTTTTCCATTATCCCTACGGGGAGACTCGGGGTGCTTTCAACCAGGCACCGGTCACTAGGAGATCTTGGGGCTACCTACAATAGCAACTCCGCGCGCAGACGTCTGAGCTTTGCGTGCTGCCGACGGATCTGCGACAGGTTGCCCGTGCCCCCCGCCCAGTCGGCGAACGCCACGAGTAGCGCGGTCAGTGGGATCTCATTTTCCTTCATGGACACACACGTCGGGATGGCCCCACTCGCGCGACACCGCTTCACGGCTTTACGGAATAACACGACCTTTTTATTGCGTGCATAGTAGCCACGAACGCTCTCTGTGTTAGTCATCACACCCTGGTAGGGGGTTGGAAAGAAGCTCGTCTACACAGGTGCTCGCTTTTTGAAAAGTGTCACCGCGCGGCGACACCATACAATCGCTCGTAATCTCGTTCTGCAATACGCAGTGCAAGTTCGTAAACGCGTCTCGGTATGGCGGCAAAACCAAACAAATTATAAACAGTGTGAATCGCAATGCGAAGAATTCGATCTATGATTACCTGTGGCGCCAGTGCACTCGGATCGCGATAATCCATCTAGTTTACACTTCCATCAGATTATCTATTTCTCTTTCGGCCGACGGGTGGCATGTGACGCGCCGGCTCATTCAACACCGGCTGCTTGCACACACACGCGAGCGCGTCGAGTGTGCGCTTACAGTGCGCCTTGCGACGCCAGTGCCCACCTACCCTCTCCGCGACACACAGCTCCGAAGCGTGCGACCAGCGCACCTTCGTATAGGGCGGGACCCAGCTCAGGTTCCGCACGTCGTCCATGACATGCGAGCGCACGAGCGCGATCGCAAGCGCCTTACCATCTTCACCCGACATGGCGCGCTCACTTAACTGTCAGATTTACTTAGACGACGAGCCCTTCTTGGCATCCTCCGTAGCGATCTTCAGGTCGTAGTCGACCAACTCCTTCAGGATCCACGGGTGCTCGGCCCACTTGGCGGACTCCTGCGTTATCATCACGAGCCAGTTATACCAGTTGATCGGCAGTCTGTTGCCACGTGCGCACCCCATGACGTCGATCGCCGCCTTCCACTCCTTCTCCGATTTCGCGTGCGTTAGGGAGCGGATCTCCTCCGGCTGAATGGGGTAGGCCATGTGGGGTGCCGCGCACTGCAGCTCGTTGCCGATCCAATAGCGGAAGGGGAACGTGGCCGAGACGGCCTTCAGCCACTCGACCCAGTCGCTCGGGAGCTGGCCGGCGCGAGCCTGCCCGACGCGCTGCACGACGACCTGCCACTGCGCGAGCGACTTGCACATAACCAGGCCCTGCTTCTCCTCGGGCGTGAGCGGCGTGGTTTTGACCGGCTGCTCGATGTCCTTGCGGCGCGAAAACGCCTCCGATGCAGTAAAGACCTTGACCTCACCCCCGTCGTTGGAGACCACCTGCACGAGCTCGTCGAGAAACCCGCGAAGGTTCTTGCAGTATTCGCCCATCTTCGCGAGCTCCGCCTTCAGCTTCAAGTGCTCCTTGCACACGAGCACGAGTGTCTCGCCCACCGACTGGTTGGCCACATCGGGGAAGCAGAAATCGGCATTGTCGCCCATCACGACCTTGAGGGGAACGGACTTGACCGCGGCGACGGCCGCCGCGTTGGTCACGAACTCAGCGGTCTGTGCGACGCCCGTGACTTGCAACAGGCTGTCGACCTGCGCCTTCTTCAGCGACTCCTCGAGGCAGTCACGAACAGCTTGGTCGACATTATCGGCGATCTTGCTGGCATGGTTCTTGAACTGGTCGTCGATGTACGTCGTGATCAGGTTGGCCAGTTGCTCGTCGGCGGCCTCGCCCTCAGACAGGCGCTCCTTCAGCGCGCGCAGGCACTCAGCCATGCCAGCGCGAATCTGGTCAGCAGAGAGGGCGGCAGACATTTTTTTTGAGGCGACGTGGGATGACTTTTGGTACACGCAGATACAAATCTGAATATGTCCCGACCCGAACAATTTCGCGCACAGATATTCAGAGGATCGGGATGCAGGCGGCAGAAGACAAGCGTGTGATGCGCCGTGCACTGCTGGACAAAATCGAGGCCCTCAAGCGCGCTGAGGGGGCGCTCTTCGGCTCGATTGTCGAGAACGTCGGCCCAGTCTCGCAGTGGCCGCTGCACAACCTCGAGCAAATGCTGTCATCGCATCTGACGTACCAGCCCCGTATCAACCTGACGCTCTTCCTGTTGGGCAACCAGTGCCCGCCCGACGACTACGCAGAGTGGGTCGACTCTCGCAACATGCTCAAGGACATGCCGGCGCGCGCCCACGTCGCGTCGCTCATCAAGGATCACAAGGATGGTAAGCTGTCGCGCTTCACGACGTACATGCTCCCCTTCCGCGTGACCGCGCCACTCAAGCCCCTGAGCCTCCGCAAGCACAAATGGGATGGCGTCGGCGAACCGATGCCGAAAGACGCCCCACCCGAGGCATTCATCTTCGAGGTCGAGACCCCGGGCCCGATTTTCATGGCGATGGAGGGCTGGCGCTGGGACAAGGCGTACGGCATGCTAATGAACAACGCCCTCGCGATGTCTAGCTCGACGCCCACGATCACCATCGAGCCGATGCGCGACCCCGACCCCGAGAACGACGTGATGACCGACGTGTACGGCCTCCCGATCGACGACATGGCCGACGAGATGGACCTCGAGGCCTCGATCGGCATGAAGCGCCCGGAGCCCCCGACCACCCTCA